TGCTCCGTGGGATTATGAAGAAGAGTTCTCTATGGGGAAATGAATTTATTGGCTAAAAGTTAAAACAAAAACAATGACAAAGAAAAATGAAAAAGATATGGTTCGTATGCGTAAATCATACAGAAGTTTTAAAGAAATTTATGCAAGGCTGAATGCCTATGGCGTTTTTGATTTTAAAGTTCTGCGTATGTTTCATGAGGCGCTTGACAATAAGATGGCATACAAATCAAGAACCGCATCTGAATTTGCGGAAGAATCTTTAAACTTATTCATAAAAGACATGCAAGATGGAAAGAATTAATATCGCAGGAGAAACCTATCTGTTCTTTGGTAAAGTTCGAGGTAGCAATAACAACAAGTTCAACAGAGTCGCAAAGTTGGCGTATCAGTTTGATGAACTTGACCGAAAGTTTCACTCTTTTATTGACAAAGGAAGTGGCGTTACAGAACACTCTCGCCTTGCATTATGTGTTCTTTTGATTATGCACTCAGGTATTCGTGTTGGAAATGAAGGAAGTGCGGAAGGTTACATGACAATTCCGCACCCAAACTCTAAAAAGAAACCGGAGTTCGTACAAACATACGGATTAACTACCTTGAAAAAGGAACATGTTTCTTTTACGCAAAGCAGAAGGTATGCTAATCTATTTTTCTTAGGAAAAAAACAAGTTGAAAATTCGTTCACGTTTTCGGGAAAACTAAAACAGTATCTTTTACAAACGGTACAAAATTGTGAGACGGAAACATTGTTTAATATTACGGCGTATCAACTGACTAAGTTTATTAAACGCTATGTAGGAAAGCAATTTTCTCCAAAGGACTTCAGAACGTTACGTGCAAATATGATTGCATACAAAAAACACAAGGATAACGTTGATTCCATAAAAGAATGTGTTGCCTATTACGGAGATAAGATTACAAAAACATTGGTGCGACAATCTGTAAAAGAAATTGCAGAAGAAGTTTCTGAGAAACTGAATAACACAGTCGGTGTATGCAAGAAAAGCTACATTGATGATATGCTATTTACTCACCATGTTGAAGAATTAGAAAAATTAAAGGCGTAAGCCATCACTCGCTAAAAACAATAATATGACTTTATCAGCAGAACAAATCGAAAAATCTACCTTACGATTAAAAGCATCGAGCAGAGGTGGAGGAATTGAAATCTCATTGGATGATTTTGGATTCCCAAATGAAAAAATGACCGCTTACCAAAATTACCTTGGAGGTGGTATCCTTGGAAGGATTGGTAATGATTGCACAGTAAAAGATTGGAGAAGCAATTCCGATTTACAAGCTATGGCAGAATCATTAGCCAGGTATTTCCACACATTAACCAATCACGAAGATGATGAGTGGGAGAGTGAAACATTTGAACAAAATCAGAACAAACCACTATCGGGTTATTAATCAACATTTAAAAATTTAAAAATGAAAGAAAACAATGTATTGGGAGTGGCTCTTTTAAAAGAAGCCTGTCCTGTTTGCGGAAAACTATTTGACGGAGAATTAGTAATTAATACACATCTTAATCCTTCCGCAGCAAAGAAAGTTGGAGAACTTCGCGGGCAAGTATCGGGATTTATGAAACAACCGTGTGATGAATGTAAAGATTTAATGACAAAAGGATTCATCATAATCGGTGCTGACCGTTCAAAGACAGATGATGCAACTAATCCTTATCGAACAGGCCACATGTTTGTGGTAACGATGGATTACGCTGAACGATTGTTTGACGGAAACATTCCAAAAAAAGGAGCGGCCTTTATGGACATAAATGATTTGAAAAATTTAGGATTTTTAAATGAACAAAAATAATAACAATGAAAAAAGAAGTATTAGCAAAAAGAGCCAAAGTCACAAACTCCCTTGCAGGGATAAGAGCAATCATTGAAGAAAGTAGTGCAATAGCAAACAGCAACTTACTCGCTATTGTGAATTGCTTAAAGGACAATGATTTTACAGTCACGTTTAAGAACGGTTGGTACAACTGTAATCAGTATCGTTTCGGAAATGGTGCTATGGGTTTCTGTCTTAAAGACATGGAGGACTATGGGCGCACTCCGAAAAAGTGGGATGCTGAAAATCTGATGCCTACTCCGAGAGAAGTTCTTGAATTTATGACAGGAGTTAAATTGCGTACCACCGAAAAAGTGGACGTTAAGAAAATCAAGAAGGTGGTGGTTCTTGATAAACCAATTTCAGTTCCAAAAGAACCTACAAAACCTGCTGAACCTACATTGGAAGAACTAAACGGTTTGAGGAAGAAGGGAATTATGAAAGTGAAACGTATCAAAGACCCTGACAATGTAGTGATACAAATTCGGGAGTTATTTAATCACAGAGGATTCCGTGTACTGTTCAATAAAATTGCACGGCGTTTTGAACGTGGAGAAATACGCTCCAAGAAATTTCGTGAGCTTACTATTGACCTGATAACGACAATAGATTTCACACCGCCATTAGAACCGGCTCCTAAGTTTGTCCCTTTGCAATGGTACAACATAAAGGAATTGATTGAAAACGAAAAAACAGTTACCTTTACAACCGACAAAGCCATTTTGGAAATGAGCAAGTCGGAGTTCCTTGCAAAGTATTGCTTACACAAATATCCCAGATGGATGCCACAAATGATGAAAGCCATCGAAGGAAAAATAACGTGGGAAGATTTCATTGAAAACCCTGATGTAAGGGATAGGTTTCAACATTACTTCAGCAAGTCCATAATGAACAATGATAAATTGTATGAAGCATTGGTTCAACTTTTGGAGGATGAAAATGATGAACAGCCGTTGCTATGTGCTTTCAACAATACGGTTAGAAATGAATTGAAAAAAGGAGACCGAATAAAAATTCATTTCAAAGATGAATGCTGTCACTATGAAGCACGTGTACTTGATACCTCGAATGGTATTGAAGTAATGTTTGAAAACGGAACAATTAATAAACTTTTAAAACACCAAGAATGGGAAAAAATAACAACCCCAACACCCGCAGACAAAAAGTAGTTTCTGCTAAACAAGTAATTGACATTAAAGAGTTCATCAAAGATATACAGTCCGAGATAAAAAATGAGTATGGTCTGACCGTAGGAGCATTCTGTAATACGTATGCAAAGAAAGTGGGCATTCCGGAAAATAATTTAAGAGTTTACTTATCGGGAAAAGTTATATCTTTAGACGGTCTTCAAAAAATTGCAAAGTTCTTTAAAAAGGGAACTGTAACTAAAAAAGTAATTATTCAAAAAGAAAACAGATATTACCTATGCCCAGACAAGTTATCCAAAAAATAAAGCCACGTTCTGATAAAGATAAAACCGCTATTATCAATTCCCTGAAGGAAGGGTTTAAAATAATACGTGACCAACAGATCGTTGATAAAGGAGAAGCGGACGTATTCCAAAAGAATGTTCGTTCCTCAAATATCAAAACCGTTATGTATGACAGAAACCGGCGACGTCTTACGTTACTGTTCAATTCTAAAAGAGCATACGTTTACGAGAACGTTCCCGAGCTGATTTATTACAGCCTACTCGCTGCCAACAGCAAAGGAATATTTTTTAACCGATTTATAAAATATCGGTACAAATACAAAGAATTTAAGTAACTTTGGTTTTTATCCATTTCAGCTTTCGTTTTTATTTGAGGCGTCCTTATTGCAAGGATGCCTTTTTTTGTGTAAATTCGCTACTGTATGGCAACAAAAAAGGCAAGTATTAAATCAGACGGTTCTTTTAAAACCGTTGGTGAAGACTTCAGTCACATCATACCAGAGCTTGAGAAAGAGTTAAAAGTAAGTTTCGATGCACATTTTGTAGCAAGTAAAATATTGGAGTTCGGTAAAATACTTACGGGTATTCCGCTATACCGATACCAAGAAGCTATGGCTTATCGAATCATATACGCTGTAATAACTCTTGAAGGGACAACGGTATCAATGCTTTTATCAAGGCAGTCAGGTAAATCAGAAACCCTCGCATTCGTAATAAATACTCTTTCGGTTATCCTACCGGCAATTTCATCATACTTTCCCGAACTTTCTACTTTTGAAAATGGCTTAAAGGTCGGTCTATTTGCTCCGCAGTCAGACCAGGTTTTTATGACCTATAACCGAGCCTTGTTGCGTCTAAATACGAGTAATGCAAGTATGGTTATGGGAGACCCTGACCTGCAAGTAGGTTTGGAAAAATCTACAAAATATTTTCTTACGAATGGTAGTGAAATGACCGGACAGGTTGCATCTAAACAAAGTAAAATTGAAGGAGCATCTTACCACCTGATAATTTGTGAAGAAGCACAAGACCTTGATACGTACATTGTACAAAAATCTATTGAGCCAATGGTATCTGCCTACAACGGAACTATCGTAAAGTGTGGTACTACCGGAACACAGAAGAACGACTTTTGGTATGAAATCGAATACAATAAAAAAGTGTCACGTGGTTTAAAAGACCATAGATTAGATTTACATTTCCAATACAACTACAAAGCCATCTTTGCTGACAAACGTTATCAGTACCAAAAAGACGGTAAAATTTTCCACCTTCTTTATGAAAAAGACGTAAGTAAAAAAGAACAAAAGTGGGGACGTGAATCACAAGCATTTAAACTTTCGTATGCTCTTGAATGGGATATGGATAGTGGTATGTTGATTAATGACAAACAATGGAGCCAAATGCAAAACCGTAAAATGAGTTTGGGCAATTTTACTGAACGTGACTTTATGGTTGCGGGTATTGATATTGGTAAGGAGATAAACTCTACTGTAATAACTATCGGTAAATTCGTTTACGTGGAAGATGATGGTGATACGGTTCTGAAAAGACATGTTGTTGCCTGGCATGAACTTCGTGGTTTGGATTACGAACAACAACATTTTGCAATAGTTCAAATTTTACAGGATTACAATGTCGCAAGTGTTAGTATTGATTATACGGGTGTTGGTAAAGCCGTCGTTGACCGACTTGAATATTCCATTGGAGAATTTATTCATATCAACCCGTTTACGTTTAGCCGACAAAGTAAGTCAGACATGTGGTACAACATGCTTTCACTCATTGATTCAAAAGCATTAGTCATACCGGCTTCCAAAGCATCTCAGGATACTCCTGAATGGCAACGTTTTTGTGAACAACTGACTAACTGTAAAAAATGGTATGATAATTCGTACCTTTGTGCGGAAGGAGATGAATATGATGATGACTTTGTGGACAGTTTAGGCCTTATGTGTCTGTCAGGAAACGTTGATGAAGTTCCGGAGATTGAGATGGACACGTTCAATCCTTTTTATGACAATAATATAAAAAACATGGATTTAGTAAAAACTTTAAGACGGTAATTTATGGCAATAGGAAGTGATATAAACAGCCCTCTCAATCAGTATCTGTCCGAAGGAACTTCTGAATTGAGAGCATTCGTTTCTACAAGAATAATCTCCGATAACAAACTTGAACTTGAACGAATAACAAGGTACTACTTGTTTTGGAATTTCTACGAAGGTCTTCATTACAAAGATTTTAATGACAACATGATTGCCTTTAACTATGTAAGAGCATTCATTGACAAAGTGAACGTTTTTCTATTGGGTGATAAAGGATGTACCTTCAAAGTAGTTTCGTATGATAATGATGCTATTGACGAAGAGCTTGAAAAAAACGTGGAGAAACTTATCTTGGGAACTTGGCGTAAAAACAAGTATCAACTTTTACTGAATGAACTTCTTCAGATGGGAAGTATCTGCGGTGATGCTTGGGTAGGTTTGAATTGGGACGATGGTAAAAAGTACGTAAAAGTTTCCCTGTTTGACAGCCGACAATGCTTTCCGATATTCAATAATGGCGATATAAATGATTTGGAAAGTATTACGATACGACAACCGCTTGAAAAGAATTCGGCTAATTATGCTTTACGAGTTATCCGCTACACAAAAAATAACGTGGAGTATTGGTATCAAAAAAACGTTTCTCAGGATGTTTCAAAAGCTGAAAAATTAGACTACAAACCTTTTACGCATGATTTAGGATTTATTCCTGTTGTTCATTTCAAAAATAAGCCACAAAGTTCCGGCTACTTCTCAAAATCTGATGCTCACGATATTATGAAGTTGAACAAGGTGTACAATGAAATGCACCAAGAGTTCAAAACAATTATTGACTATTTTGCAGCGCCTACAACAGTAGTAACGGGAGCATCTGTGCGTAACTTGAAAAGGGGTATTGGTAACATTTGGAGCGGTCTGCCACCGGAAGCAAACGTGTTTAATTTAGGACTTGACGTTGATTTAAGTTCTATGATTACGTTCTTGGAAAAATTAAAAACGGGAATGCATGAAATATCTGACGTGCCTGAAAATGTATTGGGTAAAACTCAAGCAATAAGTGGTACTTCCGCAGCCGCTTTAAAACTTACATACCAGCCGTTAGTTCAACAAGCTGACCAAAAAGCGTTGATGTATGGTGAAGGGATTGTGGAATTGAATGATATGATTTTACGTTTCTACGCACTCTACAATAAAAAGGATGAGGCATTTAAAAAACTTCCTAAAAATTTTACTTCTGAATACAGAGTAGAACCTATTTTTGCTTACGGTTTCCCTACTGATAGAATGAATATGTTACAGGAAATGCAGATGGAAGACCAATTAAAACTTACTACTAAACGTTCTATGATGAACAGATTGGGATACAATAATGTTCCTGATTTGATTACGCAAATTGAAGAAGAGCGTATTGCGGAAGCACAATTATTAGCAACTATCAATGAAATAACTATGCCACAAAACAGTAGTGGTAACGGTGGTGGAGAAGATAATTCTGCTGAAAATACTGATGCTGAAGATGAAAATTCTCCAAAAAATCCTCCACAAAAATTCCCAGGCATTAAAGGAAATTCTGCCGACACCGGAATAGAAATTGATGACAACCAAAAATAAAATTTGTTTATTTGGAATAAATTGCTAATTTTGATTAATTAAAATTCAAAAAAATGACAAAAGATGAATTAAACAACCCGGAAGTGCTTCACACAGTTGGGCAGGGTACAAAATCGCCAACAGGCCCTAATTTTGTAAATCCAGGAACGCCTTCTCCTATGGCTTCTCTTACAGATTTACCGGTTCCCGAGCTGAACAAAACCGGCTCACAAAAGTTACGTGCTAATCTGATTAAAGACAGGTCGTAACCAAAACCTTCGCATAACGTATCGTAAACCAAAATTAGAATAACCAATGTCACAATTCACAATCGAAGGGAAGTCTTACAATGTTAATGATATTCCCGAACTAAAAAGCATCATCGAACAAGATGTTCGTTCTGCTACAAAAAGCAAAGAAGAAGAAATCCGAAAAGAAGCACACCGTATTGAGAAAGACAAGCTCTATACGCAAATAGAAGACCTCAAAAGAGAAATGTCCAAATTGAAGGATGTAAAAGTGGAAGAAACTCCACGCACGGAAAAACAGCCCACATTTGACACAGACGCATTCACAAAAAGTATTACTGAAGCTCTGACTGAAAAATTCTCCGGGTTGATTGACACAAAATTGGAAACCTTGACAAGACCTCTTGCACAACAAGTGGATTATTTAAAGGGTGCTAATTTGAATGACTATCGTGCAAAGTTATTACAAGAAAATCAGGGTAAATGTATGCCTGAATTAGTGGTTGGAAATACCAAAGAAGAAATTGACTCCGCATTAGAACAATCAAAGAAACTTTACGCTTCTTACGTTGTTGCATCTGCTTCAGACACACCAAAAGAAAAACCGGCTCCTAAATCTGAACATACTACTTCAAAAGAAACACCTAATACTGAAGCAACATCTACTGAAGAACTATCGAATAAGGAAACAAAAAATACGCACATACCCGAACCGCCTAAAGTGCCACAGCCGTCTGCTACAAGCGAGGACATCGCATCCATGTCGCAGGAAGAGTACGCTGAAAAAAGAAGTGCTCTAAAAGCTAAAGTACAGGCAATCATTTCATAAACCTTATTCCTAAAATTCTAAATTTAAAATCAAATGTTACTATCATTATTAGGCTTTTTAATAGGCTTCGCCATTTTGGGAACTGCCTTCGCCGAAATCACAGCCGCCGGAGCTAACTCAGGCGACTTCACAGCGATTCCTCAGATCGTAAAAGACTTTTATTCCAAAGAGGTATTATTCCAGGCGCAACCACGTTGTAAGTTCTTGCAGTTCGCAAAAATACGCAGAGAAATTCAGGCGGTTCGTTCAAAATCTATTGAGTTTGTAAAATATGGCAACTTAGCCGGTGGTGGAGAAATTGATGAAGCTACAACGCTTACTACTGAAGCATTAGCAGCATCTACTATTCCAATCTCCGTAAAAGAGCAAGTAAACGCAGTCACACTTACAGAATTATTGATTCGTACTTCTTTACATGATGTATTGGAAAATTCAACGCAGTTATTGGCAAACAACCTTGCGGTTGTGTTGGATAAACAGTTTAGAGATGCAGTATTGGAAACAACCAACGTTATTTTCGGTAACGGTGCGGCTAACTTAGGTGCAATGACCTCCGGCTCTGTTTTTAATAGTCGGACTGTAAAAGATGCCGTTGAAGTTTTGGCCATAAATAACGCTCCTAAATTTGAAGGAGATTATTACGTGTGTATTGCACACCCTAAACAGCTACGTCAATTACGTGATGACGCGAATTGGATTAATGCCAATACGTACATGGGAAGACGTCAGTTGTATCGTGGTGAGGTCGGTATGTACGAAGGTGTAATCTTCATTGAAAGTACCAACATGCCACACATGGATAACACAGCAACAGAAGTTAAGTACGGTGATGGCTACACTCCGACACACGCTTGTGAAGCGGTTATCTTCGGTGAAAACGCTTATGCATGGGCAGTTGCCTTGGACGTTGAATTACGTGCTGATGCAGTTACCGAACTTGGAAGAAAACGTACATTGGGATGGTACGGTATCTGGGGTATGGGACTTATCGAAGAAGATAACGTAATCAAAATTTTAACTGCGGCTACCGCATAACATTTTTAACCAAGTAAATTTATTTCAAGATGGCAAAGACCAAAAAGAATGACGGTGTTGAATTTACAGAAGAAATTGAAATCCCTTCTGATAATACGCCAATTGTAGAACAAAACGCTACCAATACCATAGAGCCTGTTGAACTGTTCAAAGCTCCCGTGAAAACACGGAAAGTTATGGGACTTGTCAACCACAAATGCAGAATCGGTACTTTCGAGTACATCATCGAAAAGAACAAGGATATTTCTGTTCCTAACGATGTTGCAATGATTCTCCAACGCTCAGGTAAGGTCATAGTGAGATAAGGTCAATCAAACCTTATAATGGCTACACTAAACAATATGGTGGGAACGGTTCGTAATTTTTCTTACGACCGTTTCCCTATTGTTAGTTTTAAGCTACAAAAAAGCACAAACAAAAGGCTTACTGTACAAAACAATACGTTCCGTATTACAAAAGGAACTACTACTTCGGCCCCTTCTCTATTTTCACAAACTTTTTCAGACGACTCTACCTTTGAGGAATTAACCGATGGTTTAATTAACGCCGGGTTTCCTCTTGCCACTACGGGAAGGTATCGTTTTGACGAATTTACTAAGGATGAGATAGTTCCTATTATTCCTGATGATATGGTTGTGGAAAACATGAAGGAAGAAGTTCCCATATTCTCCAAATATTTTTATTCCAACAAGTCTATAAAGAATTTCATCCACCAATACTTTTACAGAGTGTACGGTAAAAAAACTTTTGCGGATGATGCCGAAATGGACTTGTTTATTCAAACACTTGAACCAATCGAATACCGGCATTTACAGTTGTTTACTGCAATTATGATTGTTGAGTTTAGAAGATTCTCTGAATATGCCAATGTGTTATTCGGTGGAGAAATCTATTCTGATGGTTCAGGAGAATTATTGCGTGGTGATATAGGAACTCAATATTCTGGAGATTCTATTGATGTAAGTATTGGTACGGTTTTTAATCTCAGAGATAACTTGGACGACTCCAGGGACAACAACAAGTTTGATAAAGATTTGTCATTGCCGGGTTCTTCTAATCCTATCGGAGATGATGGTTTTTGGTATCGCTTATGGGTTTGGTTAATCAGTATGCTTGAAGACGAATACAAGGATTATTCATTCCGTAGAGAAACGGGAATGTGGGGACTTGTTACGCTCACTAAAGATTTGAACTACCGAGCGTACTTTGACAGTTTCCCTTTCACGCTATCTCCATTTGAAAGAGGGATACGCTAATGATTGATGTAAGCAACGCAAATCTACGCCTTACTCGAAAAGCCTTTTACAATTACAAAGATGCTTTCACGAAAAAGGTAAATGCAAGTCCTGTACTCGCATCATTGATTATTACAAAAGTTTCTCAAGAGCCGGGAACTATTGAACAGTTTTTAGGTGAACAATCAAGGCAGTCCACTACATTTACGTTTCCCTGTCTTTACAGTTACACTTTAGATCCGTTTGAAAGAGAACCTATTGGTTTATCAAAAACGGGAAACGCAATGGTTTACTTACCACCTGATTTTTTACTTAAACATTTTTCTGATTACCATTTAGAAAGAACAAAAGTAAAAGTCGTGTTATTCAATAAAACGTACATCGTAAGCAACATAGATTATCTGTACGAAATTTTTGATTCTTGCATTGCTATTCAATTCACCTGTAAAGAAGAAATACGTGGGTAGTGTTGCAACAGTCGGTAAATTATTTGTACGCTCCGGCACGAGTGGCGCTACACGTTCAAAGGCTATTGCTATTGGTAGAGAACTGTCAAAGAAAAAAGAGTCTGGCATAAAAGTTCCCACACCTGAAGACCTGAAAAAAGATATGAACTCTCAAGCAGAAAAACTTGCAGAGAAGTTTGTTTCGGAAGCACAAAAACTTGTTGATGCAAGAGAGATTGACACAAAGGTGCTAAGTAAAATCTTACGTAGTAAGAAACCAATCACTACGAGTGACTTGAAAAGCGCCCTTGCGTTTAAAGGCAAAAAGGCGTATATTTGTAATGGTAATGCACGTGATAGTGAGGAGTCATTCAAAGAGATGTGGTGGGTTGTAGAGAAAGGAAGAAAGGATTTACACTTTATGCCAAAACCTGTTTTAAAAAAGTTGTATAAAGAATTTAGAAGTACATACATCGCTCACTATAAAAAACTACTGAAAAATGAGAAGCACTAATGTAAGACAACATGCACGTTCTGTAAAAGGAAAAGGAAACACAGTTGTACGTAAACATGCACGTGCTGTAAAAGGTCAGAAAAAGAAACCTGCTGTCAAAAAACCAAAAGTTGAAGTAACTGATTTTTTCCATAAAAGAGCTTTAGAGATGGAAGCAGAAGCTAAACGCCTTAAAAAAGAAAACGCTCCTAAGAAAGAACGTGCTAAAAGATCCGTCGGAGAACGTCCTGAATCTTCTGAGGTTACTTTTACAAGGGATGACAAAGAAAAAATGCAGCAGTATATGCACGATTATTTTACAAGTGGTAGAAGAACATCTGAAAGTGGTGCGGCCAATTATGTAGCACAACGACTGCATGATGATAAAAATCGTTATGGCAATCCAACAAAAGGATTTAAAGCAGGCGTTTCAAGACAGACAAGTAAGTTGTATATGCAAATGAACGGAGATTATTAATCTAAAAATTTTAAAAGATGGTAAAAGTAAAACAACATAAAAGAGCATCAAAGAATAAAGTAACGGTTGTACGTAATCACATGAGAGATTCTGTAAAGAAAAAAATTAAAAGTCATGTTTGTAATAAGTAAGACATTTGAATTTTCTGCATCTCACCAACTGAATCATTTGGTAAAAGAAGACCACCCGTGCAAAAGATGCCATGGACATAACTACGTAGTAACCGTTGTTCTTAAAGGTGAGAAACTTGATGAAAACGGATTTATCCAGGACTATCGTGACTTATCTCCAATTAAACAATGGATTGATGAAAGTTTAGATCACCGGCACTTGAATGATGTATTGGGAAATCCATTACTGACAACTGCGGAGAATCTTGCAAAACATATTTTTAATGTATGGAGACCACTATACCCAAACCTTTCCGAAGTATGGGTTTCTGAAACTCCTAAAACACTTGCTAAATATATTGTATGAAAAAGACAACAGTAAAAAGCCACTATCGTTCTGTAAAAGGAAAAGGCAATACAGGCGTTAAAAAACATTTCCGTTCTACGAGAAAACTATCTTCTTTAACAAGTAAAGGAAGAAGTAAAGACACTCTTGCCGACCTTGCGGGAGAAGACTGCGAATGCGGTAAAAAAGACTGCAAAGTTTGCAACGCTAAAAAGTTAAAAAAGGAAAAAGTGCGTAACCATGCTAAAATAGCGGCGACGAAAACTCCAAAACTTAAATGGTCAAAAGTAGGTAAAGAAGGAAATGAGAAATATGATTTTAAATCGGAAACACCTAATGGTAAAAAAGTGGTTATACGCAGGTTTGGGCCAACACAGCACCATGTATTTGTGGACGGAAAGTTTCACAAAAAGTTTTTAGTAGGGGGTAAAAAAAATACTGCCGGCGGTAAAACGTCTATCAACTTAGCGAAGTCTTATGCTAATAGTTTATAAAATAAAACGTAACCATGAAAAGGAAAAGAATGTGTTTTTCATGTGAAAAAAGAACAACCATACACAGACCTTAAAATAGTATTATGATAGTAGTAAAAATAAGAACAGGTGGATTAATTGTCAAAGTCGCCAATTTGTTTATGAAAATTAAACAGGGCGAAATGTTAGCTACTACTATTCATAAAACTATCTATCTGTTAGGTGGAACTTCAAAACAATTTTTAAATAACCGCTCTTTTTTAAGACATGAAGTTCAGCATATCCTACAATGTAAGAAAGACGGCTTGATAAAATTCTGTATAAAGTATGTGTGGTATTCTATTCGCTATAAATACAAAAACAATCCTTATGAGCTGGACGCGGAAGCGCATAAGTCGGATGAATTTCCAAAAGATGTTGTTATAATTTCGGAGGATACTATCGTTATGAGCAAATTCACTTTTGAGAAATTGTTTTTCATATCCGTAAATGCAAAAGATGGAATATCAAAAGCAGAGATTGAAAGAATACTAAAAACTAAATTTAAAGAGTTACCATATATAAAAATTCAAGCATGAAAAAGCAATAAAAGTTAAAACGCACTCACGCAATGTAGGATAATTAAAACAAAATCAGTTCCTATTACTAAATTTAAAAAATAATATTCTATGCAAAAGTCCAATATAAAACAGCACTCTCGCTCCGTAAAAGGTAAACGCAATACAGTAGTGCGCCAACACTTCAGATCTAAAACTGCAAGCAGTAAGAAGAATGCGTATGCACACATCGGCGAAAAAAACGGGAACCGCTACTCATTCGTAAAACGTGTAAACGATTTTAAGGACGATACTTATTTATCCAAAGTAGCGCCTACGCATTATGGTATCTTGGCAAAAAGAGCAAAAGGCGGTTATATGAAAATAGTAGGAACTCCAACAGGTTCTTCTACACAAGCAATCGGTAATAAAGAAGCAAAAAAACTTTTACGAAAATGATTCAAGTAAAGTCACATAAGCGTATAAAGAAAAATGGTGTAACTATCGTGCGTAAACATGCACGGAAAGATATTACTGAAAGTACGTTCTTTAAGCCAGGTGCTAAAATGCGGCCTACGAGTAAAATTCTGAAGGATTCAGGAGCTGAAAAAACCGTTGAGTT